GTTTACATTGATTCATTCAACACTCAAGATACTAACAGTATCACGATGACTGATGCGTTAAGCGTTGCACATAACTTCCCATACGTTGCGGCTCTAACCGTTAACTTTGGTGATAACTTGCAAAATGACCAGTACAGCAAATATTGGGTGTTCTTTACAAATGCTAACAGCAACTTGTTCGGAACTACTAATGCTATTATCGTTCAAGACAATGATGATATTGAGATGACTGGTGACGTTAACCCAGCTTGGCCTACTAAGCGCGTTTCAACTTCACATAGCTTCGATTACGACAACAATATCCAAGGTGGTAGAACAGGTGGAACTGATGCGGCAATTACGGTTGTTGGTATCGGTCTTTCAACTGGACAGTACGTTATCGCAACTGGAAATATTGCAAGATCAACTGCGAACTCTGTTTCATTGGTTGCGGCGTTGGAAAGAAACTATTCAGAAGGTACTGTTACCCCTTAACAACTTTTGAATTTTATGTTATAATTGACGGTGTTTGGGTTGTATAAATATCCCAAACACCGTCATTCTTGTTTATGGAGCAATTAAAAATGTATAAGAGAAGTGAATTGAGACATTCGTGTTTCAGGGCCAAAAAAGGAACTGCAACCGAAGAAAATAAAAAAGTTTTGGAGAGCATTGAACCTTTGCTAAAAGTTGGTCAAACGTTTAAGAACTTTTCTGATGTTTGGGATATCCTAATCGATCCAAAGGGTAAAATCGTTATCATCAAGCCAGAGGTGAATTATGATTACATTCATTCAACCTGCATCGAGGCTTCCTTGTACAAAAAGCAAGGTATAGATTTTGATTCATTTGATGATAGACAAATGAACATAATTACTATTGTAGAGTCACAAATGCTAGAGGGTGTAACCTCGTGGGAAAACTATAATCGGATTTGGGGTGTTGAGGTTGACAAAGTGTTGAAGTTTATTAAGACTAAGGTATTCAAGGCAACCCAGCTGCAAATTGAAGTGACCGAAGAAATGATTAATGCTTCAATGAAAGAGGAAGTGCCTGTTCAAGTGGAAGAAACCCCTGTTCAATTGTCGGCTGAATTAATGTCTCAAGAAACTAAAAATGCGTTTGAGGAATTTTTAGCTAAGAAATATAAAAAGGAATAATTAAATGTCTTACGTAAGAGTACCGCCTGATAGTACGGGCAAAAAAGTTTATACTAAAGAACAGGTAGTTGGTTTAGAAACCGTACAAGCACAGGGTGTTCATCTTGCGGATTCTGAATTCCCTGAAAACCTTCAAGCTATTGATGTACGAGGTTCGGCTTCTGTTCGTTTTGCAGAAGGTCAACCTATTATGGCGGGCTTTGGTTCTTTGAAAGTTTCACAGCAAAGAGCACTAGGTGCATATGAATCATCTCAAGATTCATATGATGATTTGTTCTTAATCGAAACAGCAGTAGGTGCGGAATCAATTTATGAACCAATATCATCAAGCCATGTTTTAAGAACTACTGGGTCTGCGGGTTCAAAAGTTATGAGAATGACAAAGCGCTATCATTATTATTTGCCTGGGACAAGTAATTATATCAACATGACCAATGCGTGTAGCGACTTGGGTAAAGTTGGTAACATTCGCCGTTGGGGTGCTTTTGATGATAATGACGGTTTGTTTTTTGAATTGAACGGAACAGAATTAAATGTTGTTATTCGTAGTTCGGTTACTGGTTCTGTTGTAGAATCAAAAGTAGCTAGAGCAAATTGGAATAACGATCTAGCCGATGGAAATGGGCTTTCTAATTATGTTCTAGATATAACCAAGGTTAATATCTGGTGGATGGATTATCAGTGGCTAGGTGCGGGTCGTGTTTGTTTTGGTTTAGTTGAACCCGATGGTTCTCGTTTGACATTACACACCTTCAAAAATGCAGGTCAATTACCTTTACCTTATATGCGTACAGGTACATTGCCTCTAAGAACAGAAAACGAAAATATAGCAAATACTGGTTCTGGTAGTGAATTGCGAGAGCTTTGCATGGCTATGTACACTGAAGGTGATTTTGAGGATTATACCTTTTGGCGTCTATCTGATATGGAAGTTAGCAACGTGACGGTTTCGGGTGTTAATCAACATGTTTTATCTGTTAGATCAAAGCCTACGATTAACGGTAAGCACAATGCTATTCAAGCATATCCCGAGACATTGAATGTATATACTACCCAGCCAGTTTCGTTGACAATTTGGCAAAATGTAGTACTTACAGGCGAATCATGGGACTTAATCTCTGAAGGTTCTCTTGAAGGTAATTTCTCTGGAACAATGGATACGTCTACCGCTTTGAAATTTACTACAATTTATTTTGATGCGGGTGTTACTCGATTTGATATTTCTAAAATGTTTGAAATCAATGATGAAGGTATTATGGCTATCCCGAATGGAACATCTGAGGTATGGGGCTTTTCAGTAAGTAACCTAAGCTTGACAGATGCCACATTCTCATTAAGCATGGCTCACAAAGAACTTTGGTAATATAGAATGCTTTTAAGTTTACATCCTAATTGGTGGGAAGATTGGTCGCTATATCATAAGGTGACATTCGACGGAGTTAACAAGAAGATAATTGTTAATGAAGGCGAATCCTTCCTTCGCGTCAAAGAGGATGTCTATTCTTCTTGGAAGGAATGGGTTAAGCTAAGAGATAATGCCAAGTTTCTACCAGCGTTTAGAAGTGTAGGTGGTGACCCGTTAGGTAATAATTTGTATGCAGGTGACATTTATTTCTTGATTAACGAATGGCAAATTATCGTTTATCAGAATGTGGAATTTCAGGGCGTTATCTATCAGGATGATTCGTTGTTACCCTTCATCATTGTTCCGGGTGCAGGTGTAAGATCAACTGTATCTAACTTGGTTCAAACAAGCGCACCTATCATCAATGTAACATCTGAAGATATTCCTGAAATCGGAACTATTCAAACGGATATTGAAAACATCAAAGCTGAATTGTTGTTAATCAAAACGGGCGTTGCTGAATTACCTACAGAGACAGAAATCAAGGACAGTGTTTGGAATGCCATCATGGCTAATTACACTACACCTGGAACGTTTGGATATTTTATTCAGAAGAAGTTGCTAACCGTTGCAAAATTCATAGGCTTGAAATAAATGAGCACGATAATTGTAGATGAATCCCAGGTTCAATTAGTAGAGTCGAATACTCCACCCGAAGTAATTATTCTTACGGGTGAGGTTCTAACAAGCGTTGTTCAGACAACGGTTCAAGAAATTGTTGTTACTGAGCAAGAAGCCGAAGCGGTAATTATTGAAATCGACGGTCGAGAGGTTGTCGTAACCCAAGAAGACCCTGTAGTCAATTTGCTAACAGTTGGAACCCAAGGCCCTCAAGGAATACAAGGGGTTCAGGGAATTCAAGGTCCACCTGGAATAATGGAAGAAGATATGCCTTACGCAAAAAAAGTAGATTTTATAGGTGACGTTATTTTTACGGGTAAAGCCGCAGTTGGTTCTTTAGGAACGGATGACGTTTGGCAAATATCTAAAACGGAATTTGCGTCTGATGATGATATAGAAGTGACCTGGGCAAATGGCACCGCAGCTTTTGATAAAGTTTGGGACGATAGAAATACATACACATACGAATAGGGTAAAGAATGAAACCAGCAGCACTTGACTTGACAATCTATCAAGGTACGACATATAATAAGTCTTTTCAATGGAAGACGGGGGCTCCTGCTTTGCCTGTTGATTTGACAGGATGCACCGCTAGGATGCATATTAGAAAACAACTGAAAGATGTGGAACCAGTTCTTCAATTGACAACAGAAAACGATAGAATTGTTCTTACGCTTCCACTTGAAGGAAAGTTTGAAATTAGGTTAACCGCAGCAGAAACCGCCTTGTTGACGTTCACCCAAGCTGTTTATGACTTTGAAATCGTCTACCCTAACGGCGAACCAGTGTACCGCTTATTTGAAGGATCTGTGGAAGTTTTACCAGAAGTAACTCGTTAAAAAGTTGAACAGGGGAGCCTGTTCTGTGTTATAATGATTTTTTATTATGAAAGGTGATTACATTATGAATTTTGATCCTACCCAACTCTTGTGGGTTGAAAAGTATCGTCCGTCCACACTTGATGACAGTATTCTTCCTGAGCGCGTCAAAAAGACATTCCGAGGGTTTATCAAAGACGGTGAATTCCCTTCATTGCTCTTATCTGGCTCTGCTGGTATCGGTAAAACGACAATTGCCAAAGCACTTTGTCAGGAACTCCAATTAGACTGGATTCTTATCAATGCATCAAGCGAACGAGGTATTGATGTTTTGCGTAATCAAATAACCCAATTCGCCTCAAGCGTTTCGTTCGGTGACGGCAAGGTCAAATGTATCATCCTTGATGAATTCGACCAAGCTACACCTTATTTGCAAACAGCTATGAGAGCTGCAATTGAAGACTTCTCCAAGACATGTCGCTTCATTTTCACCTGCAATTATCCTAACAAGATTATCGACCCTATTCACTCACGTTGTAGCAACATTTCGCTTGCGCTTGAAGGTGATGAAAAGCAAGAGATGGCTGTAGCTTTCCTTAAACGGATGGAACTTCTTCTTAAAAATGAAAAAGTTGATTATGAGCGTAAAGCCGTAGCAACCCTTATTCAGAAGCATTTCCCTGACTTCCGTAGGGTTATCAATGAACTCCAACGAGCTGCAAAGTCTGGCGGAAAGATTGACGTTGAATTGATGACAAACGTAGGCGATGACGTTAACATCACCAAGCTGACAAAATATCTCAAAGAGAAAGACTTCACGGCAATGCGCCAATGGGTTGCTCAGAATTCAGGCAATGACGTTAATCTCTTGTTCCGTAAAATCTATGACAACGTTGTAAATATTCTTCAGCCTGCTTGTATCCCTGAATCAATTATACTTATTGCCCAATATCAATATAAAGGCATGAATTGTCTTGACCCTGAGATTAATATGGTTGCATTTTGTATTGAGATGATGGCGTTGGAGTACAAATAAAATGATTGAGTTCGACCTATTCAGAGAATGGTTGCCTAGTATTACGACAAAGACTGCCTATTTGTTTGAGAAGGGTAAGGAAGATAGGATTGAACCTAAATATCCCTCATTCATGATTAATAGGGCATTATCTCAGTATAGTGATACGGCGTTATTTGCAAACGAATGTAATCTAATGTCTACAGTAGATCCTAAATTACAATATGATTTTCTATATAATATCGTGCCTAGTAAGAAGAGATTCTCAAAATGGGCAAAGAAAAAAGAGAACGATGAATCAATAAATATCTTGGTCGAAACATATAAAATTTCTGTCAAAAAGGCATTAGAGATATATGACTTGTTTACTGAGGACGACATTGAAAAATTAAAATCATATTTGTATAAAGGTGGTAAGAATGAAAGAAAATCTTAGTTTTAGTGATGCATTGTCATTATTGAAAAAAAATAAAAAAGTTGCTCGTGCTGGTTGGAATGGTAAAGATATGTTTATCTTTCTAGTCCCTGGTTCTACGTTCAATGTATCTCGTCCTCCGCTAATGGGTATCTATCCCGAAGGCACGGAGATTCAATATCACCCTCATATTGATATGAAAACTGCTCAAGGTTATGTTGTTCCTTGGCTAGCTTCTCAAACCGATGTACTAGCAGAAGATTGGGTAGAACTTGAATGAACGACGCCGAAACAATTCTAGCGGAGATGATTGAAGTAGATTTACCCACAGATGATTCGTTTCTAATTATTAAAGAAACTTTGACCCGAATAGGTGTTCCTTCAATTCAGACCAAGACATTATCTCAAAGCTGTCATATTTTACATAAACGAGGTAAATACTACATTACACATTTTAAATTGTTATTTGAATTAGATGGGAAAACTTCTAACTTTGATGAACAAGATAGGTGTAGAATGAATACCATTGCATCATTATTAGATTCATGGGGACTATTAAAAATCCGAAACAAAGAATCTCTCAAGGATTTTGTGCATATCAAGACTTTAAAGATTATCCCTTCAAGCGAGAAATCTAAATGGAATTTGGTTGCAAAGCATAGAATCGGGACATAAGATTTTAGAATGGGGTTTGATTGTTTACGGTCAACCCCATTCTAGTTTTAAATAAATAAAAGAATAGCACACGGAGTTAAATTGCACAATATGAACCAGATTACAGAAAACACCCTTTATACAAACGACACTGAAAAGGCCGCACTCATTGCCGATAAAGAGAAGGTAGCCAGCGCATTCTTTATTAACTTCTTAGGGACATTAGGATTATTTTCAATCTCTAGTACCCGAGGGATTATGAAAACCTATTTCGCTGATGATGGTAAATTGCAATTAGTAAACATCGGCGATGCTAATAAGGATACTTCTTTAGCCACTAAGCTATATAGCGACATTGGTGGATTGAAGCCAGATACCGCAAACAAAATTACTCGTCTATTGTTCAAACTAAAATCTAGAACAATTACTTCTAAGAATTTTGATGAAGTTGTGGTGCGTGAATTAGTTAAAGAAATTCAATTCATTGCACATAGACCACACCCTGCAATCTTAAATGTTGTTAAGCAATTTGAATCTGGTACTGCATCATTGAAACAAGTATCAAAAGCATTCTTCTTGTTAATCAAATCTCGTAAGAAAGACTTCGAGGCAATCTCAAGAGAGTTCTACGGCATTGCTCGTCAATATCAATTATACCTAAAAGATATTCCCGATATTGGTTCTGTTGTAACCGCTGCTATTTCAACGACAACGGCACAAAATGCTGTTCCCCATGCAGCAGGGTTGGGTGGGGCGACAACAGGAGTTTCTAAGGTTGTAAATCAAAAACCAAAAGCAACTACTATTCAAACGGTTGCTAAACCTGCTCCTATTTCAGATACCGACTTCTATCTATTATTATGGAAAGCAACCTCGAATAAAGAAATTACTAAGTTACTAAAGGAAAGAGGAATTGACCAAGTATCATCTAGTCTTTTACAAGATGTGATGGGTTATTTGATGCCTCATTCTAATGCAGGTACCACTTCAGATACTACTACAATGGTATTATCTCTAATGCCTGCGTTACCTGACTTTGATAAAGGCTTCGGTGGTATTATTAAGAATACCCAATGGAATGTAAACTATCAAGCGTGCCTATTAAACAAATGTGCTGAATCTAGTACCTTTGAAGACCTAGAAAAGAATATGGCATTCTCTAGAATGCAATTGCGTAAACTATTCCAAATGTATGGTAGTTTCTCAATTAACGGTAAGACTACTGGCGCATTGAAATCTAAGATTATTAATAAGTATCGAGATCATTTTCAATCTAAAATTGCGGCTGCTCAGGGTTCAGATGATGTTGGTGTAATGATTACAGAAGCAAGTCAGAAGATTATTGCTGTAGCCAAGGATTATTTTAAAGACAATTACGGATATACAAATGATAATCGTATTATCGGATTCGTAGATTCTCCTTTGTCGTCTGAAGAACGAGTAAAGATTCTTATTGCTTATATTGTAGCTAAGATGGCAGGATTCGGTGATGCGATTACATTACTAATAAAAGAACTAAAGTTCTCAAATATTGCTTTTACTTCTATATCTACAGACCCGTATGATCCGAAGTATAATATCCCTGTCTACGATAAGTTATTCCCTAACTCCAAACAAATTATTGACGCCTGGACTAAAGATGGTTCTATGGCTAAATTGACATTCGGTGAATTTGATACCTATGCTAATATCCTTAAAGGATTAGGTCAGGTTCATTTAAGAGATTCATTGAACACATATGATGGGTTTATTCCTGCTGATATTACTCCTGGTGAAATTGCCAAGAATCTATTAGCCAAGATGGATATTCAAAACTACACTGATGAAATGTACTACAGAATGTTTAATGCATTAGGTGGTAATGTCGGAAAAACATCTACAGGTTGGTCGGGAACTAATAATAGAGCATTAAAGGTTGTTAGGTTGATTCACTTAGAATTGGCTAAGATGTATACTGATGATGTTAAATCTGGTAAATTTGAAATCGACAAAATTCCTGATACTAACAGATTCGTTGATTCATTTTATTCGGCTATTAGAGATGAATTTAAAAAGCCAGGTGAATATGAACAAGAAAACTGGGATGCAAATACTGCTCTAGTTAAGGCTATTTTTGAGAAGGATGAGAAACTAAGAATCAGTTTAATGGATAAATGTATTTCCTACGGTTCTGATTTTAATAAAGTATTGTTGGCGGTTAGCTGGTCACTCGAACAAGGTATTAGATACATTCTAGATAAGACTAGAATGAGTGGAGGATTCAATTCATTTGAAATCGGTGTATTAAGTTCTGCAGCGGCAGGGCCTTATTTGAAACCTCAGGATTATGAAAATCTAGCTAGAATGATGAATATTGCATCGTTTGTAACTATTTGCAAGAATCATAATGTTGACGCTTTCAAACATGTCCCTTATGATTTAATTCTAAAACATGTTAAAGATACTTTGGCTGATAGATATGGAGATATTACAAGATCAGAAATGATTACAGTTATCTTCAACAAGCTAACAGATAAAGATAAGGAAGCTGTTCTAGGTGACGTTAAAGATAAATTGTTCTCAAATAGAAACATGTATTATAGACACTCGGCTGTAACTCGTGCATACAATACGGGCAAGGCTAAAATTATTGAACACCTAGCAGGAACTGATTATCTTAAGAAAATCATCGAGGAAGCACCTGTAGAAGATAGATTCGGATTGTTTAGTTTAAATACTAAGGAATTCTTTAGATTGTCTTCTATTGATAGAATCAATGAACAATTACACGCTTTACCTCAAAATGTAGGTGTTACATCTGATATTGATAAGGATGAATTACTAGCAGCAGTATTAAGCAGAAAAGATATCCTTGATGTTGAATCTGTTAAAAACGTTGTAGGTTCATTAGCAAACTATAATAAGAATTCAAAGCCTGCAGTAAGACGAGCACATGAGCATCGTTATTATAAAGCGATTGAAATGCTTTCAGCCTTTAATAAGGATGCAGCAGACCAATTGTTTAGACAAATGCCGTTAGTTGAAAGACGTCAATTAGTAGGTTATTTGGTTGAAGAACGTTTCTTAGAAGATTCTCTTGCAGATGTTCAAGGTGATAATGTTCTAATTAAACCGTTGATTTCTGTTACAGAGCAGCGTTTAGTTCAGATTCTAAAGTATAACGATATTCAAACACCTCGTAGACCGATTGTTAAGGATAATGTTGATTTGAGCACTGTAATGGGACAAAACCTTAAGGTTCCTCCTGTTAAAGACCTACACGTTACTCTAGATGATTTAGATACAGAAAAGTTAGAAAGATTATCTGTAGAGTATGATGCGTTCAACAAATATGCTCACGGTGAACTAGCATTGAGAATTGTTAAATCATTTGACGTTAATGTTCCTATCCAAGAAGAAGGATATAAGAAGTGGATTGATAAAATGAATAATGAAGGGACTGACCCTAACATTATGAAACCAATTTTCCACGGAACTGGTTCTATTGGTGCTTGTATGATTTTGAGATATGGTTTCAAAGTTATTAAGGCGAACGATGCTTCGGTTGTTGGTCGTATGTTAGGTGACGGTATTTACTTCTCAAACGTTCTAGATAAGGTTGCCCAATATGTCGGTGACGAAGGTTTCAGTCGTAGATTCGGAACCCAAGGATTTATCTTTGAGATGGAAGGTTCTCTAGGTAAACATCGTAGAGATTATCGTTGCGCCGGAACTGGTAAGCGTGAAGATGAGCGTAATACTGTTTCTCCAGAATGGGCCGTGTTTAATCCTAATGAACAATTAAGAATCTACAAGGCTTATCACGTTGAATTAATTAGCAAATCGGCAATGACCGCTCTAAAAGCTAAGCATTTGACACCAAACGAATCAACTGCAGTGCAGATTAAAGGATTCAAACAATTTATTAATGAAGGCTCAGCAGATATGACACATTGTATTACCTATATTTTCATGGACGGTGACATTCCCGTTAGTGAGCAACAAGCTGTTGACTTTAAGGAATTTACCGCAGCGAAATTCGGAAAAGATGTAAAACTTGACTGGACAGGTAGCGGCCCTTCTGTTATGATATACAACTCCAAGGAGTCAAAGACATACGTTGTTCGATATACACATGAGTTCATGGAAAATCGACACGGCGAATTTGACGAGTATTTAAAGTTGATGAAAATCAAAAAGTAAGAACAAAGGGGCTAGACAAGGCCCCTTTTTCATTGTATAATGTAATTTTGTAAAATCATAATCTGAGGCGTTAATGTCATTTTATACACATTTCCATAATCGTGGTGGCTCTATCCTTTTGCGTTGGATTGATGATAACGGACGCAGGCGAACAACTGCCGTTAAAGAATTTGCACCTACGCTATATCTAAAAACAAACGAAGAAACAGAATTCACTACCCTTGAAGGCAGTTACCTTAAACCCGTTCAGACTGAATCGGTTAAAGATGCAAAGCGATTCATTGAACAATATTCCGATGTTGACGGATTTGAAGCATACGGCAACACCAATTGGGATTACTCTTACATCAACCAACGTTGGCAAGGTGATACCAAATATGATGAATCCCAAATCCTTGTCTACTTTATTGACATTGAGACACAGGTGTCAGGTGAATTTCCAGACCCCAATCTAGCCAAAGAACCGATTAACGTTATCTCGATTTTTGACGGTGAAAAGTTTCATGTCTGGGCTTTTCAGGATTCCAAACCCACAATGAAACATCCCTTCCCAGTAGAACGTAAAGTGTTCTCTGATGAAGATTCGATGCTTCGCAATTTCCTTGCATTCTGGTCAGGTAATTATCCTGATGTTTTGACTGGATGGAATACCGAGGGGTTTGACGTTGTTTATCTAATCAATCGTATCAGGCAGCGCCTTGGTGAGGATAAGATGAAAACGTTGTCACCTGTGGGATATATCCGAGAGTATAATGTTGATGCCAAGCGCACATCGTTTGAGATCAAAGGCATTGAGCATCTAGATTATATGCAGCTCTTTAAGAAATACATGCCCGGTGAGCGTGACTTTTCGTTGGATGCGGTTTGTGAGGATTTCCTTGGTGAACAGAAACTAGAGAACCCTTATTCAACATTCAGAGAGTTCTATGAAAAGTCTTGGGATACGTTTGTCGATTACAACATCCACGACGTCTCATTGGTGTTCAAGTTGGAGCAAAAGTTAAAACTTCTCAGCTTGACCTATTCAATCGCTTATTTGGTTAAGATGAATTTCTCTGATGTTTTTGGAACCGTGAAGCCTTGGGATATTTTCATTCAGAATTCATTGTTCAAGGTTGGCAAGTTTGTTAAGTGCAAATTTAGCCCAGGTGTTGCAGACCGTCAGATTATGGGTGGTTTCGTTATGGCTCCCGTTCCTGGTAGGTACGAGTGGGTGGTTTCGTTTGACGCAAATTCGCTATATCCTTCAATCATTCGGACATGGAATATTTCACCTGAAACGATCTTAGCCGAGCATGAGGTTCCAGATGATCTGATTAAATATTATGACCGAATTCAGGTAGATGATTTGTTGAAGGATTCTTCTGAATTGGCTATCCTGTTGAAAAAGCACAAGCTTACAATGACGGCAAACGGACACTTCTTCAGAACAGACATTCAAGGTATCATGCCTCTCCTAACGGGAATGGTTTATGACGGTCGGGTAGAAGCTAAAAACGAGATGAAGGTTTACAAAAAGAAACTAGTGAATGAGGAAAATCACGACATTCGTTTAGACTATGAAGCACACATTGCGTCATTGGACAACAAGCAATTGGCCTTGAAAATTCTTTTAAATAGCTTATACGGAGCAATGGCAAATGCGTATTTCCGATTCTTCGACTTCCGATGTGCCGAGGGACTCACCTCAACGGGACAATATTTCATTCAGAAAGTTGGTCAAATGGGCTCTGCTTATATTGATAACATATCTGGCAAGCGCGATTCTTTGGTTTATATTGATACAGACTCGAATTATTTTAGCCTTAAGTCTTTGGTTGAAAAAGTTGGCGTCCCCAAAGGAAAAGAAGTAGACATCATTGACAAATTCTGTGAGCAAAAGATTGGTAAGAAGATTGATGAAGCGTGTGCTTATATTGCAGACCAGTTGAATGTTTTTGACAATCAATTGGGCGTCAAGCGTGAGAAGATTTGTGAGAGTGCTATTTGGGTAGCCAAAAAGCGTTATGCCCTTTATGCATGGGATAACGAGGGCGTTCGCTATAAAGAGGCAGACATTGCGGTTACGGGATTGG